TGGACTGATTGAGCCGCACCACGAAATAGAAGTGGTGTGTTCGGCTTGTGGTTACGACTTAGATAAAGCCGAGCTGCAAGCCGATGTCTGCTCAGACTGTAACGCCCCCTTAAACCTTAAACAACACATTTCCATCCATGCGACAACTGTTCCTGCCGCTGGTGGCGGAGTAATGTAAGGTGAAGTTCTATGTCCGACCCGTTAGGTCTTACCGATGGAGTAAAGGGGCTTAGTTCTGGGCTGGACTCTGCTCGTGAAGCGGGTAAGACTGTCAGTAAACAGATTGAGAACATACAAAAAGACGGTCTGGAAGTAGCCCAGAATAAAGCGCAAGAGCGCATACGGGCAAGACGGGAAGCAGAGTTTAAGAAGCAAAGAGCGTTAATAAAGGCTCTAGAGCAGTGGCAGCACAAGAAACAAATCTCCGATGAGGAGGCTAAGTTAAAGATTGAGTTTGTAAAGAAGTACGGTGCTAAAGAATGGGATGCTCTACTTAAGATTAAGTTGGACATTGAGAACATGGAACGCAAAGATAATGAAGAGTTCCAGCATGATTTGAAGGCAGTAAGGCGGGTGCAGTTTTATTGTTTTGTAGCGGCACTGATTGTGACGTTGTGGCTAAAGTTTATTTTAGGAGCTTTTTAATGTTTCCATTAAGCGCATTACTCGACATTGGTGGCAAGATACTAGACAAGGTATTCCCAGACCCAGCGCAGGCTGAACAGGCTAAGTTAAAACTGCTGGAGATGCAGCAAAACGGTGAGCTGGCTAAGATTAACGCCGATGCTGCAGAGCAGCACGAGCTGACTGCAAGGCTTCAAGCCGACATGAATAGCGACAGCTGGCTATCTAAGAACATCCGTCCAATGACTCTAATTTTTATTCTCGGCGGCTACTTTGTATTTGCCATGATGTCGGCATTTGATCTAGATACCAATAAAGCCTACGTAGAACTGCTCGGGCAGTGGGGTATGCTGATTATGAGCTTTTACTTTGGCGGTCGTACGCTGGAGAAGATTATGGACATGAGATCTAAGGACAAAGATGCAAAGTAATTTTGAAACTTGTTTAAAACTCATGTTAGAGCATGAGGGTGGTTATGTGAACCACAAACTTGATCCAGGCGGACGAACTAACCACGGCGTAACCCAGCGAGTCTGGGAAGAGTGGGTCGGTCATGAAGTCGATGAAAAGCAGATGCGGGCTTTGACTCACGAGATGGTAGCGCCGTTATACAAGAGGAAATACTGGGATGCTGTTAGAGCTGATGATCTTGTGGCTGGTGTTGATTATTGTGTTTTCGATGTCGCTGTTAATTCGGGACCTGGACGGGCTATTAAGTTTTTGCAGTCTAGTGTCGGGGTTACTGCTGATGGTGGTTTTGGTCCTGCTACTCTGGCTGCCGTAACAAAAGAAGACCCAACCCGCCTGATAGAGATGTATTGCGCTAAACGGCTAGAGTTCTTACAATCACTTAAGACCTTCGAAACGTTCGGTAAAGGCTGGTCGAGGCGTGTTGCAGAAGTAAAAGACAAAGCACTTAAAATGTTAGGGTAAACCCTGTGCCACTCCAAAAATTACAGTTCAAACCAGGCTTAAATCGTGATCAAACGAATTATAGTAACGAAGGCGGGTGGTTTGAGTGCGACAAGATTCGTTTCCGTTCTGGTTATCCTCAGAAAATAGGTGGCTGGCTGCGTTATGGAATGTTCACCGTAGTCGGTGTTTGCCGTCAGGTATTTAACTGGATTACTACAGCTTCAGACAATTATTTGGCTTTAGGTACGAGCAAAAAACTATACATAGAGGCTGGTGAGATTCTTAATGACATCACGCCAATAAGACAGACATTTACAACTACCGCTACGGATAACTGTTTTACTACAGTCAATGGCTCAAAAACCGTTACAGTTGCTATCAGCACACATGGTGCAATAGACGGAGACTATGTAACCTTTTCTGGCGTGGTCGGTTCAATAGGCGGAATACCAGAAGCCGAGTTTAATGCCGAATTTATCATCGCTTATGTAGACGTTAACTCCTTTAGGATAACCACCACAACCGCAGCTACGAGTGGGGCAACGGGCGGTGGAACGACAATTACAGCAAGTTTTCAGATTAACGTAGGAAACGACAACTCTGTGTACGGATACGGCTGGGGTGCTGGTTCTTGGAATACTGGAGCTTGGGGTGCTGGAGCAGCTGTTCCAGTCTTTATTCAACAGAGAGACTGGTTTATACAAAACTTCGATAATGATATGGTGGCTAATATCCGTAATGGCTCTATCTATTACTGGGAATACGCAAACGGTCCAGGGGTGCGGGCTGAACTACTGTCTCAAACTACCATTAATGGAGTAGCACCAGCCGATGTACCGACCCTAGCAATGCAGGTCTTAGTATCCCAAAACGATAAACACCTTATTTGTTTTGGCGCTCAACCATTTGGTGGTTCTCCGACTGACTTTGACCCCCTTCTTATCCGCTGGGCTACCCAAGACCAACCTAATGTCTGGACACCGCAAGTCACAAATTCGGCAGGGTTCTTGCGGGTTTCCCGTGGTTCTGCCATTGTTGCTGCAATATCGACTCGGCAAGAGATCCTTGTATTTACTGAGGGTACGCTTAACTCCCTCCAGTTCGTAGGCACAACCGATGTATTTAATTTGAATGAACTATCGGACAATATCTCAATTCTTAGCCCTCGGTCAGTCGTCACGGTGAACAACACGGCGTATTGGTTTGGGCATGACAAATTCTATGCCTATGGCGGAAGAGTAGAAACTCTCCCATGTACGATCCGAAACTACATTTTTGAAAACCTAAACTACAGCCAAGCTGACCAGATTATCTCTGGAACTAATGAAGGTTGGAACGAGATTTGGTGGTTCTACCCAACGGCAGACAGTCAGGTTAACAATGCCTATGTCATTTACAACCATCTAGAACGAATTTGGTATTACGGCACGATAGACCGCACTGCGTGGTCGGACTCCTCACTTCGGGAATACCCTCAAGCCATAACAACAACCTATGTTACGGGGTCTATATCCTATACCACTTTTACGGTAACTGAAATTTCTGCTGGAGTGTTGCAGGTAGGAAGCGTTATATCAGGCACAGGAATAGCCACGGGAACCGTTATAACCGCCTTTGGGACTGGAAGTGGCGGGATCGGTACTTATACCGTCAACATAGCACAAAGCGTTGTATCGACCGCTATTACGGCTAATAGTGTTATTTATAACCATGAGCAGGGTCTTAATGACGATACTTCGCCTATGACGGCATACATTGCGTCTTCAGACTTTGACCTTGTAGACGGCGATCAGTTTATTCTTACAAAGAGGATCATTCCTGACGTTAATTTCCAAGGGTCTACAGCCACTGATCCTGAAGTCACTATGTTTATTAAGCCAAGGAACTTTCCAGGCAATGCTTACTCCAATGTCGAGTCTGGCGCAGTCATTGAGACATCCGTTGATATATATACCGATCAGGTATTTATGCGGGCTAGAGCACGTCAGATGGCAATTGAGATTGAATCCGCCGATTTGGGGGTGCAGTGGCAGTTGGGTAGTCCAAGACTTGACGGTAGACCAGACGGAAAACGCTAATGGGAATGCAAAAGTTTCGGGCACCAGCTTTGCCGTTGGCTACGCCTGAGTACAACGAACAGCAGTTAGCCCAGTTAATCGGTGTTTTAAGGCTGTATTTTACCCAGTTAGACTCAAATGCCGCTTTACAAGTAGACGGAATTCGGCTATTAAATTTACCAACATCAGGGTACAATTTACCAAATGGTACTGTATTTCAGGTCGGGGAAGACTTAAAGATTGTCGTACCCAACGTTTCTTATTTATTTGGAGTATCTGCCACAGCTAATGTGGGGACAGTAACGGTAACAATTTTATGACACCATCAGAGATTATTTTACAAGACCAATACAGCCAAGCAGATGACCCAAAGAAGGTTCTGATGGGAATTAATCGCATTATTAAAGCTGGGAATGGGGTGCTATTACAGAAAAATAACTCGGTACTTTTCTTAATCCGTCTAGGAGAAGGGGACGTAGAATTGCACTTGTATACCGTAGACCCCCCCCAGTCTCTGGCTTCTGCTGTCCA